TTAGGCTCGTTAGCTGGAGTACGTGAAGTAGCAGCAGCAAAGTTGCCATCGTTGTAAGATGTTCCTTTTGCGTATTCAGAACCAACAACTAATAAAGTTGATCCGCCAGCAGTTGTAGCGTGACCAGTTAAATCAGCTTTATCAAAAGGTTCAACTTGAATCTCAGCTGTATTAGTATCAACAGCTAAACAAGGAGTAACTATACCAGCAGACGCGATAAGAACTATATCATTAGTTCTAACACCGTGATCAGCTTGAGAGTTACCAATAGCATTGCCATCAATATCACTAGTTACAGTAAATGTACCATTTGTTTCGCCAGATACAGCAACTGTACCTTTTACTGAAATGTGTAATCTACCTTGCTCTGACCAAACAACTTGATCAGCAGTCATAGCTTCTTCAGCACTAACTTGTGCTAAAAAACCTGAAATTGTGCGAGGTCCAAAAACCTCGGCTTCTTTTTCCATTAAATCTGGAACGTATTGTTGTCCCCAACCTGCGTTTGACGCAGATGAAAGGTCTAAATAATTTGTAGATAATGTTTGCTTTTGTGGAGCTGGAACACTATTCAAATTACTTCCTGCAGTAATTGCCATAATTTTGTAATTTTAAATTGTTATTTATTGTTTTTAATTTTAAACTTAAAATCAGAAGATGTATCACCTAATACTTTTACTTTTATACCATCTGCAGATATTTGTCCATGAGCTTGTCTTGGATTCATATTAACATTTTTAGCTTTAGCAACGCTGTCTTTCATAGCATCAGCTTTGCCTTGTTCATAAAAGTGTTTTGCAATAGCATCTGCATTCATTGCTGTGTATAAAGATTTATGATAACCCGCTGCATCAGACATTTCATTATTTTTATTCAAAAACTTTTTGACAAAATTATTAATATCGCTTTGAGTTTCTTTAACTTCTTTAGCATTGTTTACATTAAACCTGTACTTTTTATCACCGACATTGTATTCAAAACCTTTGAACTTATCGTTAAAAACATTACTTGTTTTATTTAAAAAAGTAGAAGTTTGTTTTTCTGCTATTTTTTTATTCTCTTCCGACTCTTTGTTGTACCTATTAAAGAAATCCATAGCTTTTTGTTGTTCAGGCGTAAGCTTTGAACCAGCTTTAATTTCTTCATAGTATCTGGATTTTTGCCCTTCCAGGTGGGCTCTAGCGCTGGCAACTTGCTCTTTTAACGCTAATTTTTTTCTTCGTATATCTTTGTCTTCGTCATTTTCTTCGTCATAAGAAAACGAATCTTCCATAAGGAAGTTAATTTCTTCTGCGTTTAAATGAGGTTTTGTTTGTCTATAATATTCATATAATAAATCTTGATTATCTAGTTTACTATAATCTTGATTAAGTTTAACATAATCATTTAAATCGCCACCAGTTTCTTCCATAAAGTTCATTAACTTTTGAATATTTTCTGGTAATGGTTTGCCAGTTGCTTCTGCTTCAGCTACAGCTTCTTCAATCTGCTCTTCAACTTCAGCAACTTTTTCTTCTGTTGATTCTTCAATAATCTCTTCTAATACTGGTGTTTCTTGTGTTTCACCTTCCGGTTGTACTTCTTCTTGTTTTTCTGTGGGCTCGGTGTTTTCAACGAGTTCAACCACTCTGCTGTCGTCAGCGTTATCTTCTTTAGTTTCATTTTCTTCTTTTGGTTTACTTAAATTAACGACATAGTCACCGTCTTCATTAATATTTGGTTTTTTAGTTTCTTCAACTTGTTCAGTTGTTTGTTGTGTAGTTTCTTCAACTACGTTTTCTTTATTTTCTTCCATAATATAATATAATAATAATTAATAAATTTTAACTAGGTTCAAACCTTCCAAGTCCAAAGTCACCACCTAGTATATCATTACCTGAAGACTCAAAGTTTTTAGGTGGTTTTTTATTATTTCTTTGATCTATAAGTTGACTTTGTTGAGAAGCTTGCATTCTAGTTCTTTCATCTTTTCTGTCTTCTTTCATTGTTTCTTTCATATCAATAGCTTGCATATTTGCTTGTTGTAACTGTTGGTTAATCTCAAACTCAAATTGCATTAATTTCATTTTATGCTGAACTTCTAGCTCCATTTGTTGATTTTTTATTTGAGCTTTCATTTGCTCTAATTGAGCTTGCATTTGTGTATTAGCTTGATTTTTTTGAACTTCAGCTTGCGCTGCTACTTGTTGCGTTTGCGCGTTTGCTTGAGCTTGTGCTTGTATATTTTGTTGTTGCACCATTCTATCATTAGCCATTTTCTTTTTTCTTCTAATCTTTAAAACTTGATTAGCTAATTTTACATTTCTTATTTCTCTAACATCTATAGCATCTTCTAAGTCTATAGTTTGTTGTTGTAACGCCATTTGTATATTATTTTCAAGCATTAATTTTTCTTCTTCATCAGGCTGTAATTCTAAAAATATACCAAAGTCATATAAATGTAAACTAGAAAGTTCTTCAAGAGTAGCTAAGTTATGACCTCCTATAGCTTGCATAAAAGCATCTCTTGATGGAGAATATTCTAATATATCTGATATTCTAAGAGAAAGAGCTTCGCAAGTTTCTACAGTTAAAAATAAACCAGCTTGTAATATGTGCCTTGTTGCTGTGTTTGAATTTGCTGCTGCTAATTTTTGTACACCTACTAAAGCATTTTTATCTGGTAAACTACCATCTCTAGCTTCATTAAGTCCTGTTACATCTCTTATCATTTGTAGATAATAATTATAATTACCTATAAGAGCTTGTAGTTTATTACCACCACTACCAGATGTTATTTCTTGTATTGGCACTTTACCTGGATTCATGTCTCCTTCAGAAGTAAACGATCTACCAATTACAGATCCAGTTTGAAAGAACATGTTTAAAGCTTCTTGCGGATTATAATTAGTTCCATTACCTAAATCTATTTCGGCTAAACCATCGGCATCTAAATAAACACCATCTGGTATCATACGCGCCATTACTTGTTGTATTTTTAAATGTGTTAGCTGTATCATGTCAGCAAAACCAGTAATACGTTTTACTAATGAATCAATTTTATTATCATATATTCTAGGCGCAACTATATTATAATTCATTTTAACTTTAGTGTAATCACTTTTTGGTCTTAGCATGTTTTTAGCCATTTCCCATTTAAGTAATTTTTTAGTACCTAAAATTAAAGCACCATCATATAAAACTTCTATTGATCTTAATAGTCTTGAATAACCACCTTCTTTGTTTTCAGGTGGATCAAAAGTATCGTCTTTAGGTATTATTTTATCAGCACCAGTACCAGTTTCTTTTATTTTGTAAACTTCGTTCATATAAGTTTTATAATTAAAATATAAAACTTGTATAGTGTTAGTATCTTCTTTGTCTACAGAATATCTTGTGTTATAATTATTTCTATTATAATTTTTATTTTTCATTATTTCTTCAAGATCTTCTTCTGTTAAATGAGGAAACTGTTTTGCTAATTCATTTACAGGTATAGATTTTACTTCACCAACATAATATATATCTTCAAAGTAAGGTGAATCTGTATAAGAGTAAACTAAATTAGCTGGATCAACATAGTCTATAACTACACCTTCAGAAGTTGTAAAGCTAGTTTTAACAGCGCCAATACCAAGCACTGTTAAATCATAATAAAATCTTTTCTTTATTAAATCATATTTATTTCCTTCTAATAAAGTGTTTATAGCTTGTTCTTCAGCTATTTCTGAAGCTTGTTTATATGTAAGCTGCATATGAAGCCCTAGTTCTTCTATAGAATCAGGTAATTTTTCTTCTTCATGAGCAGATAATTTTATACCAAAAGCTTGCTTAGAAAATTCATTTAATTCTTTTGTACGCATATCTCTTAACATAGACTCCATATACGCAGTACGTTTGCTTACACCATAAGGATCTTGAGAAAAAGCTTTTATATCATACATTTTTTCTGACATACCGTTTACAACTATATCTACAAATTTAGATATAATAGGCACTGGTTTCCAGTCTAAATTTAAATAGGACAAATCACCGTTTATAGATAACTCATCCTTATACTTTTGTATTGATTGTTCGCCTCTAGCGTACAACCTTAATTTATGAAAATCTTTTAAATTGCTTCTATATCTATTAGTACTTCTATCTTCATGAAACCATTCTGCCTCTATAGCTTTAGCTACTTTTAAACCATAATCGTAGCTAAGCTTTTCAGCATCGCTTACAGTTTGGCTTGGAAAATAACGTTTACTAGAATATGCCATATTATTTTATTATTTGTGAATTAGTTCCAGTATTACTATACTTGGAAATATTTATGTTTAATTTTGGTTTTTCAACCTTAACGTTTGGAGCGTACAAATGTCTATTATTTGCCATTATAGCTAAACCGCTACTTATAGACG